TAGGCTGCATTTATTCAGGTAAAGTAACTATTCCACCAGCTATAAGAAACTTTCTATTGGCCATATGCTGTTCTACCATATCGTCCTTAGATCCACCGTGGTAACCTACAGCATGTCTTTCACCGATTAGTACATCAGTAACCATTCTACCATCAGCTAATTTAAAGTCACCTAATACTCTACCAAACTTACCACGTTCGTCTTCACCAGATCGATCTTTGGTTGTACATAATATACAATCATGTTCAATTAATTCTTTTAATCTTGCAGATGCTGCCTTACCAAAGATTTTCTCTATAGGATCAGATGTACGTGATTCAGGAGTATCGATACCCATGACTCGTACACGTTCTTTTCTTAACCAGATGCCAAAGCCCAGATCAATATCCACATCAACTGTGTCACCATCTACAACTCTATCTAGTTCGCATTTATATTCATACATTTTAGACTCCGAAACTTTCTCCGCAACCGCATTGTGCAGTCGCATTTGGGTTTAATACTTTGAGGTATGAACCTCCTAATTCTTCTATATAATCTACTGTGCAGCCAAATACAAACATCTCTGCCATCGGGTCTAACCAAAGGTTCTCTACAGTAGGTTCAGCATCTGTGATACCCCACTCGTATTGAAACCCAGAACATCCTCCGCCTTTAACTTTGAGAGAAACGTTTGGTTTACCTGCGTTCTTGAGATATGCCTTTGCTCTTTCGGTAACTGATAATATCATCTTAATCCTAACACATGTTTTCCATGGATCTTACATCCAATAAAATTATTATAATATTCATCACTCAGTAATACATTACGATCAAACTGTTCCCGTGCTTCAAGATAAGACATTATGCCTTTCTTTTCGCACAGATGTAGTATCTCTCGATCGAACCGTTTAGCATCCGAAGTTTCAACAATCAGTTGAAGTTCTCCATTTGAGCCGTAGTAGTTCTTCCAATCAGATTCTACAACCTGTATTCTACGCCTTGTCTTACCTTTCAAAGGTTTGAGCTTACGCTTATTCCAGAATAACTTCTTACCAACGTATTTCTTGTTTGCAACTAAATCGGTAATGAGATAAACAAATCCCATATATTCTTTTGGAGCTTCATCATATAACTTGTTTTCATAATACCACATACACTTATTTATACGTCGTCATCTTCCTTATCTAGAAGTACTGGCCTAGCTGCCGTACCACACATTGGACAATATTCTGGTTCTTCTTTTGATACTATATGACATTCTTCATCACATACATCGCACTCTATAATATAAGTATCCATTAAAAATCAATCTCGCATGCACCACCCGCGCAGGCAATGGCACCCATTGTATCTACGTCAGTGTATTTCTTTTCTGTAAGATCTTCGGTCCAAGTAATCGGCGTAAAGTTCTTATTGATCTTTTCCCATTTATGTAATAGATGAGAATCTTTCAGGCAATACTCTGCCATCTTTACGTCAGACTTGCAATAGTTATCTGAAAAATTATTAAAACGCCGTACCCAATCACGGCGTATAGCGTTAACGCTATTATCCAGTGTGAGATCCTCTCCGTACCCTTGAGCTGTTGTACAAGCGCTCCAAAGGTTATCAAAAGCGCTAAGGGCGTCAACAACAAGACCGCTAGCAAATATAGCTGCTGTACCATATTTCTTTACCATTTCTTTTGCTGTGATTACAGATGTGTTAGGAGCTTGATTAAAGTCTTTGTCACCCATCATTGATAGAAATGATATTCCAGCAAATGAATATCTATTCTTAAATACGTATTTTTCTACTTTATGCCAATCATCTACGAGTATTGTATTAGATACATTATGTCGTACACCTTTATCAGCACATAGTTCTTCGTTTGTTCCGGCATTTACCCAATGCTGTTGAACAAGTTTAACTTTTTCTAAATGATCAACACCAATAAGATCTTCTTTTACATAAGATCCTTTCTTTGGTATGATAGGAAACGACACAACAACATCACTGTTTGTTGCAGACCATACACTATCTTCGACCATATAGGGATTTGCTCTTTGTATTGCCTGAGTTACCTCAGAATCTTTTGTCATCTGTACGTTTCGAATGTACATTCTAGAATGCTCTGCATGTATCCCAGATGCGGTTTGTAACAGTACACTTGCATTGCCCGAAGGTTTAACGCAAGTAGTACGAGCAGCAGGATTAATACCAAGTAAGGCAGCAACTTCACGATTGATCTCCTTTACAATCTTAGCTCCTTTTTCAAGAACTTTCTTATCAAATAATACATCTGGATTATTCATCCAACCTGTAATAGAAACTCCGATGAGTGCTTCACGATCAAAAATCTTTTTACTTGTATCTGATAGAAACTTAAAATCTGTATAACCAGCTTGCATTGTACCAAGAATAGCTCCGGCACGACATGCTTTATAGAAGTCTTCTGGTGTATGACACATACCGCCATTGATCTCTGTCAGGTTACAACCTTGCCAGCCAGACTTACCTTTGATTTGTGGATACATTCCTATTTCAACACAAGGGTTTGTTGTATGTTCAGTGCTTTCAACGAAAACAAAACCTGGCTCACCGAACTCACGTACTGATTCCATAATATGGCCGAACTGTTCTTTTGTAGTTGTATCTCTTACAATCACCGCACTGTTGTTTGATCTACCACGTTGTGGATTATCAACAAACCAGTTACCGGTTTTTGCTGTCATCATCGCTTCATCAGTAGGAGAAAATAAACATATAGTAGCAGAGCGCCTAACACCCCCACTAAGGACGGCATCAGCAGCATGCATACAAATATCATACACATTAATAGGACGTAGAGGTGTCGGGTTTTCATTTGATAAGACTATATCCTGTAATAAGTGTTCTATTTTATCAAGAGCAAGTCTTAAACCTTCTGGACCAGGTGCTTTAAATCCACCTGATATCTTAGCGCCTTTTGGACGTATGAGACTTAGGTCAAAGTAGATTCTTCGACCAGCATAATCAGGGTGTTTACCACCGTTTACAAAATAAGAGGACATAAGAACGTCTACAGAAGTTGCCCAACCTTCGATTGAATCTTCTACAACGTGTGTCTTTGGCTGCTTCGTACGAACAGTTATTTGTGGTAGCTTCTTTACATGGTGAGTCTGTACAGAGAAACCTGCACCAGCACCACACAAAAGCATATAAAATATTTCACCAAAGAACTCTGCACGATCAGCATATGTAGATGTACAGTTATACATCCGCATCTGGTGTTTGAGAATTTGATCTCCACCAAACTGCAAAGCACGCTGGGCACCAAGAACTCTTTGTTCTTTATATGCCTTACGTGCTTCATCTATATACATTTGTAATCCATTACTCCCATCATTTTCTTTGGAGTAATATCCTTCGTGCATTCCTATAACTCTATCAACAGCCTCATCCCATGTTTCGTAACGTTCAAGTTCATCGTTATATCGTGAATATCCATCGTAAAATTTAGCTTCTGACAAAAGCTTGCGTGTGTCAACATGTAGTGTTGCCATTCTAGTTCCTAACTATATTTTGTATTTTTTGATTAGTACTATTATATATCATTGTTAGGAATTTGTAAACAGTTAAATGTGTGCTATTTTAGTAACTAATTACACATTTTTAAAATTAATTTTGAGGTAATCCATCGTCATCTGGAGCATTATCTAATGCTTCTTCATAGTATAATATGATGTCTTTTTGTTGAAGAATGTATCTACGCATATCAGCAATCGTCATTGCAAGGTTTTCATAACCCTGTGCAGAGATTGCCATGAATGCAAGTAGACCTTCTTCTTCTTTAAAGTTAGCTAAGAATTCATCAAGATTGGTTTCAGATACAACATACCATCTCACATCAGTGAGTTGTAGTTGTTTAGGTCTTGCTTGAATAGGAACGTTTTGTTGTATAATCTGTGGTTGTGTTACAACAATCGGTTCACTCTTCCGACCCAGACACCCCGTCAGCATTAGGATCAGTATCATCCCTAAGCCCATCGAGTAAACGTGTGACCGCATTATTTATTTTTCCTTCTAATATATATGGTTCATCGATTGCCATTCTTAAGATATTAATCTTAGCAAACTTAGAACGTAGTGTATCGCCATATTCTTCAGATTTTTGTAACCGCACTGTAAGCGCTTGATTTAATTCAGCTGCTTTATTCTGAGTTTCTAGCATTTGTTTTATTGTAGCATCCTTAGCGTCATTAGCGACTACTAGTTTTGCATTATTCTCACGTAGTACTCCGAGTCTTTCTTGAGTATCGATATAGTACATATATCCGCCATATCCAACACCACCCATAATACCTACTATGAGTAAAAATATATAGACTTTTAACATTATTAATTATCTCCTGAATGAGTTCTAAATCGTTTTAACATAACTGGAGTTTTATCTTTTCTACGACGTCTATCAGTTACATTTATAGATTTAATTCTTGGGCCGGCATTTGGTGCCATGTTAACACCGCCTTGACCGACTGCATTACCTGGCATATCTTCTTCTACTGAAGAAGTTATAGTTTTGCCCTTTTTAAGTGCTTTTAAGCTAGCTTTATTTTTCTTTATATCTTGTTTGGTCTTTATAAGATCCATTTTATTTTTGATTTTTGTATTTTTCTTCTTAGCTTTATCTAGTCT